TACAGAAACTTTAACGAATAAAACAATTGATACTGCGAACAATACGATTACCATTGTTGAAGCAGATATTTCCGACTTAGGTTCGTATATTGAAAACGTTGTCGAAGATACCACACCCCAATTAGGTGGAAACTTAGATTTAAATTCAAACAATATAACAGGCACAGGTAACATCAATATTACAGGTAGTGGTACATTCTCTGGTGATTTAACAGTTGACACCAATACACTGTATGTTGATGCAACAAATAATAAAGTTGGTATTGGAAGATCAAGTTCACTAGCAACAACATTACATATTGAAGATTCAAATGGTGGCATAAGAATTACAGACAATATTGGCACACTCAATTATGCCAATATCGCAACTGGAGGACTAAACGGTCAACATCTTTTTATAGACACAGATGGTAGTGGATTAGGTGGGTCTATGTACTTTAGAACTAATAGTGCTACGACTGCCATGACAATTGATTCATCTCAAAATGTAACAATTACAGGAGGTTTAACAGTTGACACCAATACTCTTTATGTTGATTCAACAAACAATCGAGTAGGTATTGGAACAACTGCACCATCAACTAAATTAAGTGTAGAAGGAACATCAGCAGATGTGGCATCATTTATCAGAGGCAATAATTCTGGATCAGGACAGATACACTTAGGTAACTCAGATGGTTATGTGCGAGTAGGTGGAGCCAATGGCAGTTTCACTGTTTACAATTCTACCAATACAAGTGCTAGACTGTACATTGACAACACTGGTAAAGTTGGTATTGGAAATAACACATCACCTTCAGTGGAACTAGATGTCACTGGTGATGGTGCGTTCTCAGGTAATGTAACAGTCACAGGTAATTTGACAGTTAATGGTACAACCACAACTGTTAATTCAACAGAAATTAACGTACAAAACGCATTTGTGTTTGAAGGTGCCACAGATGATGGGTTTGAAACCACTCTAACAGTCACAGATCCCACAGCAGACAGAACAATCACATTACCAGACTCAACAGGCACAGTTGCGTTGACAAGTGATCTAACAAGTTATCTCAGCGGTAATATAGGATTTCCAACTGATCTAGGTTTGATTACAGGTGCAACAACTGATCATTTAGGCCTAGGTCCAGATCTAGGATCTATTGCATCTGGCGACACATTTGTGGGACTGGTAAAAGATTTTGGTATTATAGATTCATATATAAGTTTAACAGAATTAAAAGCAGTAGTGTCAGCAAGTACTGATTTTGCAGACTTTAAGACAAGGATAGCTGATTTATAAGGATAAAAAATGGCAGACATAAAGAAAAAAATAGAACTAGAACTAGAAGTTGATACCACAACAACAGATTCATCAAAGAATCCTTTTCAATGGTTGATTCATTTGGCCAGAGCAGTTGATGCCTGGAGAATTTTTCCCAGAGTGTTTATCACAACTTACATTTACCTACTGTACAAAGTGGTGATCTGGTACATGGCTTTACCATCACCCTCAATGGAACAGTCAGGTCTTGTGTCAATTGTGGTAGGTGCAGGTGCGGCCTGGTTTGGTTTGTACACAGGCACAAGAGCCAAAAGCAAATAAATGAAACTGGCAGTATTTGGCTGTAGTTGGAGTTATGGCACCAGTCAACATCAAGACGTCAATCAAAGTCAACCCAATTGGGTTAGGTCTCTGGCTAGACTAAGACCGGATATATCCGTCACAAACTTTTCACATTCAGGAACCAATCTACAGTTCAGTGCTTATTTGTTTGAACAGTTTGCACAAGATTTTGATTACACTGTATTTCAAATCACAGGATCTAGTAGACTGTGTTTTTGGCCAGATCAATTTGATTTTGAAAAACATTTGATCAAATTCGATAGTAATCTTTTGCAGTTTGATGATCTTGATCCATATATATTTTCTACCAATGCTTCAGCAATAGCGGATCCAGAAAAAAAGAGTTATATATTCAAAGCCAAAACACCTGATGAAATTGATTTTGCTCACAAATATTTCAAATATATGCCGTTAGAAATACTAGAGCTAGAATATCAAAGTATCATCAGTAAAATACATTCAAAAGCCAATTTGATATTCTGGCATCATGGTCTAGAACAGTATAAAACAGATATACCTTCAATTCATCGAATACTTGGCGATGAACAGTATTACAAATACATTAAGGATTCTGGATTGCACTTTGGTCAAGATGGGTGTGATTGGCAAGCCAAATACATAAACGATAAATACTTGTAATAAAAAAAATAGAGGAACAGTAACCATGACAGGAACAATAGAATACGTTGATGTAGATTATGATGTAGAAATGTATCAGTCAATCTATGAAGATTTAAAAAAAACCAGATTTAGCACTTTTGTTGAATGTGATATTAGCAGTTGGCTTATCAAAAGTCATCCCAAATACGAAGGTATAATGCAACCAATATTGCAAGAACACAAAAAAGTACATCCAGACATATGTCCATTAGCAACTGGATTTAATTACAGTCCAGAAGCCAGAGTGCCTTATCATATTCCTGCTCATATAGATTTAGATAAACCATTGTTCTTTAATTTGTTGCTTCCTATCACAGGATGTGCTAAAATTACAGTGTATAAAACAGTTATCAACGATTTAGAATATAGACACAACAAGAGTCATTTTATGGTACCAAAAAACAACAATGCCAATTTGGAAGAAGTAAAAACAGTTGTTGTAGATCGTCCGGTTCTGTTAAACACTAATATACTACACCGAGTACACATCACAGAAGCACCAAGAAATGCATGGTGTACTAGATGGATTGATATTCCAGGTACTTTTACGTTTGATTCTTTTAAAGATCATGTAGAAAAAACACTAAGCAGTACTAGAGAACAAAAGTATGTCCAAGCATAAAATAATAAGTGAACAAGATTGGTATGTGAGCTTTCCACTAGAGTGTGATATAGATCTACTCAAACAATGGGCCAAGACTGTTATGAAGGCATCACCGGGCAACAGAATCACATCGGGTGAACACGATTATGCCTATTGGTGGGGAACTGAATGCCATCCTGTTTTAAAACAGCGATTAGAAAAGATATGTCCCGTTAGACCCATGGGCAACAATGATTATGGCAACGACCAAGACTGGAACACATATGTTTGGGAATCACCAGAAGGTGGCAGATTAAACAAACACAGCGATGGCGAAGGCAGAGGTACTACTTTTATGGTGGTACTTGAAGGCGAGTTTAAAATCACAACATATGATTTTAAATTTCCGGATCAGGCTCTAGGCAGTTACGTCTACAAGCCCGGGGAAGTGTTTGCTTTAAAATGCGGCCATAGAAGATATCACGATGGCGAAACATTAACTGATTATAGGTTAGCACTAGCAGTTTATAATGATCATCCAACAGATCCTTTTAGAGATCATTGGGACGGGTATGTGCCATGGTGGGGCAAACCTGGTGAAAAGACACACAAATTTTAACTTGACTAAAACAGTTGTTTGACTGTACAATTTATAATAATAAAGGCAAAAAATGAATAGACAATTTATAACAAATGATCATAATCAAATACTTGGTGTCAAATACAAAGATACTTCAATTGATCAAATTGATCCAGTAAACACAGCAAAAGAAACTGGCACATATGGTGTTGTGGTTATAGAAAACAGCGGAGCAACGCCAGAACAATTTGCTGAATGGTCATTGGAATATGGTTATCATTTGTCACCTGATATTTGGTGTACGGACAGTGAACACAGCGATTTGTTCTGGCGTGTCACTAATGAAAAAGTTGATGAAAACAACCAAGGACTGTTTGCTGATTATGAACTAGATTGGCACACAAATGTTACACCAGTTGGTGATGCTGAAGAAATGGTTGGCTTATTTGCTAAAACAATCACTTACGACACTGAAACCTGGTTTTGTAACAGTGTTCCATATTGGCAAACACTGGATCAACAAACCAAAGACTACTACGAACAATTAAAAATAGTTTTAGACCCAACTAGAAGATTGGGCAGAATTCAAACAACATGGGAACCAAAATTTGAAGAAATATATGGAAAAAATGTTTTTGAAGACATTAGCAGAAACAGAAACACAAGAGATATAAAAAACACCAAAAACATCAGTGAAGATCATAAAGGATTATATAAAAAATCCAGAGGCATAATTGAAGAACACAATTTTGTGCCAAATCATCCGCTAGGCACAAAAGGTATCTTTTTTACTCCGTATGAAGTTCATAAATTTTCAGATGAAGCAAACAGTGAAGAACTGTATTGGAAAATATATAAAGAATGGATTGAATCTGATAGATATACATATAAGCATCTTTGGAAGCAGGGTGATATTTGTTTAATGGATCAAACTCTCACAATTCATAGAAGACCAACAATACTAAAAGACAAACCTAGAGAACTATTAAGAACTGCGTGTTGGTATAAAACTGATTTACGAAAGCACTATGATTATGTTTTGTAATGTATTCTAACTTTGATATAGATCAGTGGTTTAAAGATCATTAATAAATACAAATAAAACTTATAAAAACTTTGATTTTTAAACTAAAACAATGTATAATAAAGTATGAAACAAAATTATTTTAAATGGTTATTGCTTTTTAGTCAGATTGTAGCACATCTGAGTATTATTCCTATGATAATGTACGGTGAATGGTATCATTGGATCATAGCAGTTTTTGTATATTTTGTCACCGGTTGCTTTGGAATGACTATGACATTTCACAGGCTTTTATCACACAAGAGTTGGCCAGCACCAAAGTGGTTTTATTATTTTGGATCATTAGCAGGTACTTACGGTTTAACTGGATCAACAATAGGATGGGTAGCAGTTCATAGAGAGCACCATCATTTTACTGACCAAGAACGTGATCCTCATTCACCTCAACATCAAGGATTTTTTAGAGTGCAATGGTTAAGCATGTTTGAATCACCACATCCTAAATATGCCATGCATTTGATTAAAGATTCTTTTCACATGTTTTTACACAAATGGTATTTTCAAATACATTTAGTAATAGCAGTATTATGGTTGTTGATTGATCCAATGTTGCTAGTTGCGGCATACTTGTTTCCTGCAATGATACTATGGAATGCAGGATCATTTATCAACACATTGACACACATGTTTGGTTACAGAAATCATGAAACAACAGACAATTCAACCAACATACCTTTGCTTGGTATCTTAATGTGGGGAGAAGGTTGGCACAACAATCATCATGCTGACCCTAACAATCCAAGTTTCAAACACAAATGGTGGGAATTTGATTTAGGTGGTTGGTTTATCAAATTGCTCTCTGTAAAAGACAAGAAAGTTAATGTAACAAAATGAAATACATAGACTGGGTAACATTAAAAATTATAGCGATGTTTGTCATCGCAATTGTAGGTATTCCTGCTTACTTTATTATGGGCGGGTCATGGGAACTTGCATTGATTTTTACGTTAGCAGGTCACATCACAAACAACTTGGCACAGATTGCCTATCACAGATGGCTGTGTCATGATCAGTTTGAACCAAGCTGGATAGGTAGAAAAATATTATTGGCATCAACTGTAATAAGTGCAGTAGGACCTCCGGGACATAATGTTGTTGCACATCTAAATCATCACAAGTACAGTGATACTGAACTAGACACACACTCACCTAAACATCTAGGTTGGTGGAAGATGCTGATGGGTAGATATCAAACACCAAGTGGTGCTATACCTATGAGAAGATTTTTACGTAAAAGAGATGCTGTGTTTACAACCAAACACTATTGGAAACTTTACAGTGCGGCAGTAGTACTTCATGCATTGATTAATCCTTGGTTGGTTGTGTGGATGGCATTTAATTTTACTCATGCATGGTTCTTTTTGACTTATCTAAACTATTTTGGCCACAATGGTAAAGAAGCAGAACCAACTACTATTGATTTTATAAGCAATATGATCATGTGGGGAGAAGGATATCACGATAATCATCATGATGATGTTAGTAGATTAATACTTGGTCCATGGGATGTGGGTGGAAAATACGTGGTACCTTTATTAAGAAAATGATTGCATGTGCATTATAATACATATATAATAATGCAGAAGGATGAAGACAATGGAAACAAGAACAAAATATCAATTACCAAGTGTAGCACCTATTCCAGGTATTAAATTTGACATTGAAAAACTTAGACAAGAAGTAAAACGTTTGAATGAAGAATGGGTTAATGTGTATCAGGCAAACAGAGGTCTGTGTGCTGTACATGAAGATCTTGCTTCAGATAACTATCATCATTTTGATCAAATCAATTTAACTTACTACGAACAATCTTTAAATGATGTATTGGATTTAACACAATTAAGAGAAGAATGTAAGATTACAGCAAACAGCGAGTCGTTGGGAGTATCAAAGACACAAAAGTACAGAACAAAAACTCGTAGACTTGAAGGATTACCGGCGCCAATGAATGAACACAATTGGCATCATCCTTTACCAATTTATCAAAATTCTTATCTAAAAGAAGCAATTGAAGGGCAATTTAATGCAACGCCTATCAGAGTTAGACTGTCAAGAATTAGAGCAGGCAAATATCTCACTCCTCACATTGACTATGGTCCTGAATATGCAATAAGAATTATTGTGCCAATTCAAGGTACAGAAAATGTTTATAACAAAATATGGCGTAGAGGTGTAGAAGAAGAATATCAAATGCCATCTGATGGTTCAGCATACTTTTTAAACGTTGGACTAAAACACTCAGTTGAACATAGAGGCACTGAAGATAGAATTGCATTGATGTTTTCACTGCCAACACAAGAAGATATTCAAACACTTGAAACTGTAAAATAAGGAAACAGCATGATAACACCTTTTAAGAGTACAGAAAACATATTAGAAGTATCTGATCAGAGATTAAAAGAAATTGCAACGCAAATTCAAAAACAAGGTGTTGCTGTTTTTTATGATCAAAAATTTACTGAATCACAGATTGTTTTGATGCAGAAACGGTTTGGCGATTGTGAAGCGCCTGGTTTGTTTATGAATCCGAAAGATCATCCAGAACTGTTTTTAGTAACAGGTAAACGTGACAAAGACGGAAACAAAATTGGTATGTTTGGAGATACTGAATTAGGTTGGCATTCAAATGGTAATTCGAGACACTTGATTGATAAAATTTTAATCAGTTTATATTGTGTCAAAGAAGATATTAATACCACACTCAGTGTGTGTCATACCAGTATGCCATTTTATGACTTGTCTAAAGATGAACAAGAGTATTGGAAATCAATTAATATTAGACTAAAATTCAAAAATAATACCATATACGATTTGGAAGATGATGATCCTGAACTAGAGTTTATGAGCAAAAACAAAGGCAGTATTCGTAAATTGGTAGATCAGCATCCGCACACTGGAGAATATTATTTTTATTTTCCTTATCATTTTATCATAAAAGCCTGGGAAGATAAAAAATTAATTGATCATGAAAAAATGATTGAGCGTTTAAAACCAATAATCTTTAGATCAAAATATCAATATCATCATATTTTTAAAGAAGGTGATTTGTTAATGATGGATCAATTTACAAGTTTACATCGTAGAACACCAGTTCTAGACAATAATAGATTGCTATGGAGACTAGCAAGTGATTATGCAAAGATTGGAGAATAATAATGAATCATAATATCGAGCATTATGTTTACAAAGCAAAATTTATTGATGACGACGTTTGTGATGAAGTTCGAAACATGCTTGATGATGAAAGCACATGGAAAGCATTTCCTAAAGATGAAGTAAATGCTTATGAAGATACTAAAAAACAAACTGACGGACTTGCAGGGTCAACTTTAAGTGTTGACTGGAATGATCTGTTTAACAACAAAGATTTTACCGGGCTAGAAGAAAATTACAGTTTAGCTCTATTACAAAATCAAAAAACATTAGAAAAAGTAAGATCTAGTTTAAAAACTGGTTTAGATTATTATGTAAAAGAACATTTAAAAGACTTACCATGGTATGATTATTACAGAGGTTTTACTGATCCTAAGTTTATAAAATATCATCAAACCAATGATATGACTGAACACTGTGATCATGTAAGACATGTGTTTGATGGTAAAAGAAAAGGTATACCAACAGTTTCAATGGTAGGAAGTTTAAGTGGTGATTACGAAGGTGGTTATTTAAGATTTTGGGATAAAGAAAACTACTACTTAGATAAAGGTGAAGTTATATTCTTTCCTAGTAATTTTTTGTATCCTCATAGAGTTACAGAAATAACCAAAGGAGTAAGATACACATTTGTAAGTTGGGTATGGTAAATTATTAATGCCAACATATTATAAAATTATAAAAACTGACATTGATATACCAAATCTAGTTGATAGACTAGATACACTGTATCCTTTAGACACTTATGATCTTGATCAGTCGCAGGTTTCTGATTATACTTCATTTCCACTATCTCCCACATATCATAAAAATATTTTAGACTTGCCAACTGATATAAAAGACATTTTTGAAAAATATGTAAATTGTACATTTATGGATTACTTTTTTTTATGGGATTGGCGTAAGTCAACAACAGTGTTAGAACCTCATATTGATCCGGTAAAAAAACAAAGTTTTGATAATGTTACTGCTAGAATATGTGCATTTATCAACTTAGAAGGAGATTTTAATTTACGTTTTCATGACACAGCAGGAAAAGTATTTGATGAAGTTGTTTACACTACCGGAGATATAATAGTTTTAAATAACACTCAAATATCACATTCTGGAAATCTACTATCAAAAGGTAACAAAAGAGCCATAACAGGCTATCCAAATATACCACAAAATCGAATTGAACAAAAAGATATTCCAGTGATTTCTATTGATGAGGTTTGCTCTGTATGACAAAAAATATTTTATGGCCTGAGTATCAAGGTAAACCGGTTACTTGGAAAGTTAAAATGAAAAAAGAATATCTTGTAGAAGATATGAACTATTTAGATTCAATGGTAGCAAGGCCAATTTTTAATAAACAAGCAGATATAATTGTTGATAACAACTGTACAGGTATTGTTGATATTGGTTGTAGAATGGGCATGGTAAATCATTTAATTTACAAAAGAGGTTATAAAAATTATAATTATATGGGTTTTGATACTTCACCTTTGCCAATTGCAAAAGCAGTACAAGATTGGAAGGATCATTCTAATGTAGAATATCGTGTAGGAACATGGAATGATGAACAAGTGCTAAAAGTTAATTTTGCAGTTGACACACTAATTATGAGTGGAGTATTGATTTACTGTCAGCCATGTCATGAAGAATTTTATGCTGAGTCAGGATATCATACAGACTTGTTTGATAGACTTGTAGATTATTACAAACCAAAAAGAGTTATTATACAAGAAACGTTAAAAGAACAGACTCATGTACACAAAGACAATGCACATGAAACAATTGATCTTACTTATTATAAAAATTTTGATCATGACTGGTATGAGTTTGATTTAGATATGTGGTTAGGTCACAGAGTTGTTATGGATGTTAGGATATAGCAATGACAAAAACAATCGCATTAAGTGGCAGTGCCTCACCTGACAGCATCAATTATAGAGGATTACAATTACTAAGCAAACACTGTGTATTTGATGTAGACAGTTTGGCGAACTATGACATACCGGTAATAAACTCAAATGCATCAGATGGGGTAGTACCACAAGAAGTAGATAAACTTATTACAAAGTTATACGAATACAATCAGTTTGTGTTTGCTGTACCAGAAATGACTGGACAAATGGGTGCCGCATTTAAAAACTTTTTAGACTGGTTAGTAGTAAAAGGTTATATGAATTCTAACTTAGGTACACAGTATCCTTTCAGTAACTGTGTAACATTGTTGTTGACTTTTACACCAAGTTTTAAAGAAGGTGGTAACAGGCATTTTCCTGCAACAAAAGAAATCCTAGTCAAACTTGGTGCTAATGTTGTTTATACAAAATGTTTTAATAACAGTTGGAAAAATGTAGTACCAGACAATGAAGAGTTTTACAAGCAAGATGCAGAAATTATACAGCGTTATTTGTCATATGACAACAGCACAAGTAATAAGTGGCAACAAAAATATATTGATTGGAATAACAAATGGAAAAACTTGAAGTAAAAGTTTACGATATTAGTTATAAAAATCAAATTGAAGAGTTTAGAGAACAGACCTTTTTAGAAGGCAATGAAAGTCTTGCGTATGACAAGTATGATCCAGACAACCCAGACATAAAAACCTGGATGGTATTTGCTGGCAACAAGTTAATATCAATTTCAGCAGTAGAGCCATCGCACTACACTGGAGATGAAGATGTTGCGGCCAGAGTTTGTCGTTATCATATATTAAAGCCATGGCGTCATACACACTGCGGGCTTATGGTTGCTGATCATCAAATTGCTTGGGCAAGAGAACACGGATATAAAATACTGTACATCACAGTAGATGTTAAAAACAGAGCCATTAACGCATTGTATCAACGTAAGAAAAAAATGATTGATCCTGCTTTCAAAAAATGGACACAAACAGAGTGGTACACAAATCTAAAACTAGAACCAGATTGCTTATTTAAAGTTTCACCAAAAGCAGATTACTTGCAGTATTTTTACAGTATCAATTTACAAGATCAAAATTACAAATGGAAACCAAAGAAAAATGTTGTCTATTATCAGCACAATGGAAAACAACTTGATTCACAATTGGCACTAAAAGAAGGAAACATAATTCACTAAAATGATTGATATTACAAATAAAGATTTTGGTGTAAGTAAAGCCATTCATTCGCCAATTGATAAGCAAATAACTGCAAATTTAACCAACAAACTAAGTGATTATGTACAAAGCACTGATCAAAGCAATATATCTATTGAAAAAAGAAAAAACAAATTATGGGAAGTATGCCAACAGCAAGTGAGAAAATACTTAGAACCTGTAGTAGATCTAAGTGAATTTAAATATGCTTATCCAACAAATGGAATACATGAAAGTATTGATTGTTTTCTTGCAAAAACAAAACATTACCAGGTGTTTACTGGAGAATACAGATATCCTACTATATTAAAGCAACCAAATCATGTTGCTGATAATGTAATAGATCTAATACCTCATATGCCATTGTATATGAGCAATCCTTTTAGTGCTACAGGTAACTTTGATAAAAGATATGATGAAGTTGGTATAAGACTGCAATGTCCAATTTATTTAGATTTAGCATTTGTTGGAACAACAGCTGAGCACAAGATTGAGATGTATGAAAATGTTCAGCAGGTTTTTTGGAGTTGTTCTAAACCATATGGTTTAAATTTACTTAGATCTGGTATTCGTTTTTCTAGAAAAGAAGAACCTTTACAAAAAGAAATTCAAGGTGCTGGATACTTTAATCCTGCCATTATTGATGTATTCAATCAAGTAACACAACACAGCTCAGTTTTTGCTAAAAGTCAACAATATAAAAGCGTACAAGAAAAAATATGCAAACAGTTTGATTTAGTACCTAGTGATTCTTGTTTAGTTGCTACAACACAGAACAAAGAATGGGATAGATTCAAACGAGAAAATGGTGTTAATAGAGTTTGTTTAACGCCAGCATACGAAATTATTTTAAATAAATAACTATAATGAATGCTATAACATTAAAATTTGAATCACCATTGTCAGAAGAATCACTTGAAAGTTTGTTTGACACACTAGCAACAATTCTACCTTCGGATTTGTATACTGAAAACAAAGTTATCACATCAGATGGTGTAGAAACTGACTATAATGTGTCTTATCATGAATCTATGGGTTACCATTGCTATCAAATGCCAATCACAAGAGAACTGTCAATACAAGAAGGTAAAACTGTGTATGAAACACTTGATAAGGCAATTGATGGGGATTATTTTTTAGAAATGACAGCTCAAGCATCTGAACTACAAAATCGCTATAAATTTAACAATTTTCAAGGTACTATCCAAGAAGGCGATTTAGATTAATTTGATCAATCACATATTGGCTAATTTTTTGGTGTTCGTCAATGCCGTCGTGTTGTAAGTCTCTACCTTTTTCGTCACAATAACAAAAAGTGCCATTGCTTATTATTAATGGTTGTTTTTCAAAAGCAAAAAGTTTGATATTTTTTTCTTTACATAACAGTTTTAATAACAAGTAATAGCTTGTTGCCCACCAGTTATAATTTACTTCGTTTTCAACTATTTCAAGTAGTGTTAGGTTATCTCTTATTTTATTTCTCTGATATGTTGAAAATAACAATTTATTTGATTTTTTTATTTTTCTAACATGTTTTCTTGTTATAGTGTTAATGCTTATATAGTCTTTGTTTTTATTTTTCCAAGAAAATCTTTCAATAGGAGGACTTAATACAATTAGACATTTTGGTTTTATAGTATCAATCCATGAAAAAACTCGTTGTACCATATGACTCCAATCACTTCCGTTTACTGCTAAATTATGATAATTAGCACTTATTTGATTAGCGACCATATATGGCCATGATTTTTCCAAAGGCACTCCTTCGCCAAATGTCATACTACAGCCAGCAAATGCTATATCACAAGACTGGTTAAAACTGTCACTTCGATATCCGTACTCGTTGAATTTATATGTTATATTGTTTTCTGTCCACCCAAGATCATCAAGCAGTTTTTTAGTATCTGAATTACTTATATTTTCTTCCCAGCGATCTTGATTGTCACCGGCACTCCAATTAGATGTGCAATTTTGATAAGTTTCATCGCCTTCTTTCCAAATTTCTTTAGTAGAATCTTTTATTTCAAATGTTTTATAAGTTATATTTTTTTTATGCATAATTGAACTTGACTAATTTTAAAATAGTGTTATAATATTTATATGACTCAGCATATTATGATTGATTTGGAAACTCTTGGCACCACCATTGATTCTAACGTTCTCACAATTGGAGCATTAAAGTTTGACACTCGTGCTGATTACAGAGACTGGCAATGGGGTAATTTTCCAATCTCTCAAGTATTTTATCGTAGAATTGATCCTGAATCGGGCTCAGCAATTGGATTAAAGATTGATGATGACACACTGGCATGGTGGGCTCAGCAAAATGATGATGTCAAAGCAGAAGCATTTTCTGAACAAGAACGATATCCAATTGAACAAGTGATGACAGATTTTTACAAGTTTTGTTTGCCTGGAAAATATTTCTGGGCACAAGGAGTAGCATTTGACACTGTGATATGTGAACAGATTTTTAAAAGATTAAACAAAGGTGCACCATGGATGTTTTATAATTTAAGAGATACTAGAACCATATTTGATTTAGCAGATCCCGAAATGCCAAAAGCACAACACCATCATGCACTATTTGATTGTTGGCGACAAACAGTTGGAGTACAAAATGTCTACAGAAAAATCCTCAGTAATTAAACGTATTGGTTTCTGCTGTAAGTGGATCAATGACGTTTCTGAATCCAAAGGCATGAAGATAAATGCCAAAGACAGAGAACTCAATGGTAGATCAACCACAATGCGTTGGCTTAGAGAACATCCTAATGATGCTGAGCAACGTCAATGGGATATTATGAATCACAATGCAACTGCGGCTCGTAAAATGGTTGAGCGGGTTGGATCACTACCACCTGAACGTAGAATGGTTAGATTAGGTTCAGAAATGCTACAAGGTTATACTGAACCTAATTGGATTGATTGGTGGCAACAGCCAAACATTCAAGATCATTTAGCAAAGATTTTTGCACCAGTAGGTGAAACAGCAAGACATTTAGATGTCAAAGTGAGTTTTCATCCTGGTCAGTTTTGTGTATTGGCCAGTGCTACACCTGAAATTGTTGAACGCAGTATTCTTGAATTTGAATATCATGCAGACATGGCCAGATGGATGGGATTTGGTAAAACATTTCAAGATGGCTGTAAACTGAATGTACACATTTCGGGCAAACAAGGTCCTGAAGGTATTCGTAAAGTACTACCTAGATTGAGTCCTGAAGCACGTAATCTTATCACAATTGAAAATGATGAAATGGGCTGGGGTCTTGAAAGCACACTTGAACTTGCTAATGATCTTGCATTGGTGTTAGATATACATCATCACTGGATTAGAGCTGAAGAATACATTGATCCTACAGATGACAGAGTCAAAAGAGTAATTGATTCATGGCGAGGACAACGTCCATCGTTGCATTATTCTTACAGCAGAGACGAAGCACTTGCACCAGCAGAACTTGGCAACAGGTTACACAATGAAATGTATAACATGCGTGAACTACTTGATCGAGGCTGTAAAAAGCAAAAACTAAGAGCACACAGTGATCTATTACCTAACAAAGCAGTTAACGATTGGGCTTTGAGTTTTGGTGAAAATTTTGATATACAAACAGAAACAAAATGCAAAAATATATCAGCAGAACAGTTGTATGAGCAATACCTTACTTATAATAAATAACATTATAAGAGACAAGGACATACATGAAAGCCACTGATTTAAACACAGCAGTTTTTACATTTGGTAGAATGAACCCACCTACTGTGGGTCATGCTAAACTTGTTGACATGATCAAACGTCAACCAGGAAAACCTTATGTGTTTTTGAGCCATACACAAAAACCAAAGACTGACCCTTTATCATTTCAGCAAAAACTCAAATATGCTAAACAGAGTTTTACAGGAGTGCAGATAGGAGATCCGGGCGTTACTAATATAATAGGAGCATTGCAAGCCTTAGAAAAAAAAGGCTATTCGCATGTGATAATGGTTGTCGGATCAGATAGAGTTGGACAGTTTCAAGAATTTTTACCAAAATACAACGGAAAAGATTTTAAATTTGATAGTATCAAAGTAGTCAGTGCTGGAGAAAGAGATCCTGATGCAGAAGGTGTTGCTGGTATGAGTGCAAGTAAACTAAAGAAACTTGCCGCTGAAGGAAAATTTGAAGATTGGAAAGACAAAAATGGTAAAACACAGCCAGGCTTTAAAAGAGGTGTTGTTGATCAAAGTTCTGCTAAAGAAATGTACAACGATGTTAGAGCTGGTATGGGTATAACAGAAGTTTTAGGATTTGCTACAACACGACCTAAAACTTACACAGTTAAAAAACGTCCACCAGAAAAAATTGAACCAAATCTAAATCAAAAAGTCAAAGACAGATTACAGCAATATAGAAAAACAGGCTCTTGGGATAAAAATCCTGAAACAGTAAAAGAAGATATACAGAACAAGCCATTGGTTTATGTTGACATGGATGGTGTTATTGCTGACTTTTTTTCTGCTCTTGCAAAGTTTAGAGGTGTAGACCATTGGAAAGCACCAGGCGGCAAATTTGATGTTGAAGACAGTATCACAGCAATTGCCGGCACTGATTTCTTTTCTACACTACCAGTATTTCCTACAGCCAATCAATTGATTTCCGCAGTGAAATCTTTTACCGGTGGCACATGGAACATATGCAGTTCTCCGCTGAGAAATGATCATGAAAATTCCAAAAAGCATAAAATTGCTTGGCTCAAAGAGCACGGGTTTGATCCTAAAGATATTATTATCACAGGCAGAAAAGAAAGTTATGCTAAAGATAAAACCACCGGAGCACCAAATATATTAATAGATGACAAACCAAGCAACATAGAAAGATGGCAAGCCAAAAATGGTATTGGCATAAGATATCAAGCAAATCAAGATTCAGTTTCAAAAATTTCTACAGCATTAAAACTGGTTCAGCAATACATGGAAAAACACAACGAGTGGACACCTGAACTAGTTGCCAAAGTTAACCAAGCAGTCAACACAGGCACTATGGTTGAGCATGGTGGCAGAGTTGTTAAAGGAATTAACACCACAGTAGATGTAGGTGTTGATGCTATCAAAAAACAATCAGCAAAAATGGGATTCAATGTAACCAAAGATGGTGTACCACCAAAGTTACAAAGTGGACAAAAAACAAAAAAGTTAATCAATGTGCTAGAATCAGATGAGTTAAAATTTCAAAACCAAGATGGAAAATTAAGTTTGACAACATTGCCAGGAACTAAAAAGTGGCAAAAAATGAAAAAGAATTCAAAACCAGGCACACTAGACTGGTTTAAAACTTGGAAAACTTTACCTTTATTAACCAAAGGCAGAAAAAATCATTATATGCCTCCGGTCAAAGAAAGACTAGAAGCAATACAACACAATTTAGAATTGCTTGAAAAATGGAGCAAAAAATACAAAGATGCTATTAACTGTAGCAACCCAAAAGGTTTTTCACAAAAAGCACACTGCTCCGGTAGAAAAAAATGAGATTTGCTGAGCTAGTAGAAAACTTTGCTGACGGTAAAGTAAAAGGCAAAAGCAGACCAGGGCGTGTAAAACGTGCAGGTGCCAGTTGCAAAGGATCAGTTACAAGTTTGAGAACAAAAGCAAAAAAATCCAGTGGTGAACGTGCTAAAATGTATCATTGGTGTGCTAACATGAAAAGTGGTAGACAGTCTAAATAAATAAGTTTATTATTAAACATAATACATAATAACGGATAATAATAATGAATAATAACTGTGTTTGGCTAACAAATGGCCTATATATAAGTCCTAAAGATAAAGAAGGCAAAATTTCCAATATCAAAAGTTGTTGCCGGGCCAAGCATGATAAGATTTCTTTCCATAGTTTAGAACAAGATCAATATTTACAAAATTTAAGTATTAGTTCTGAGTTAATATCAGAACATGTTTCAAAGTTAAATGAACAAAAATATAATTATCAAAAATTGAAAGACAGTGTCTGCAGAATTTGTGCCAGTGAAGAAAAATCTCAAAAAAGAAGTATGAGAATTGGTAGTAATAGTTTATATGGTAATAAAATAAAACAACCAGGTAAAATACAACTTTTAGGTATTGCTTTTGGAAATTTTTGTAATTTTAAATGTAGATACTGTGTTCCAAAATTCAGCACATCTTGGAACAAAGATATTCCTGAAATGGAAAAATTTAAAAATCAACCAGTATATAATTTGTTTGACTACTACGGATACTCTACATTTAAAATGAATGAGTTTGATACTTTTAACTATGAGAAGTGGGTTATTGGACAACTTGAAAAACAAGATTTAACTGACTTGCTTGAAGTAGGAGTTTTTGGTGGAGAGCCATTTATGATGAGACATTGGGAGCAGTTTATTGAACTATTACATGAAAAATCTACATTGTCTAATATAAAAATAGAAATAAGTACCAATGCTAGTGTTATTCCTAATAAAAGAATTGTTGAACTTTTATCTAGATTTAAAGAAGTTGAATTGAGAATAAGTGTAGAAGCTGTAGATAAATTAGCAGAATATGTTAGAACAGGATTAAATTGGAATACTTTACAAAAAAATATAAAAAAATGGCAAGAAATTGCTAAAGAACATTCTAACATATGGACTAGAATACATATGGCAAATAATGTCTATAACATTAATAAAGTTTTAGATTTTGAAGAATGGCTATTAGATATGAACTTAAATCATAATGTTGTTGTTGCATATGTTTATGATCCAGAAATTTTAGATCCTAGAAATTGTTTAACTAAACCACAATTAACTGAATGTATTAAAAGAATTCAAAGTTCAAAAATTCCACAGATAAAAAAAGAGTTAGTTGGTATTTTAGAAAATGTATCTGCAGATAGTCAAAGTCAAAAAAAATTTCAAAACAAGTTAACACAGTTTACAACTGCTATGGATAAGATTAGAAATACAAAACTAAAAGATGTAAATTTAGAACTTTGGGAGTGGATTAATGAGTAAGTTTTGTCCTTATGCTACAGGATCCTTAAATGTAAAACATAATAGACCGGCATTGTGTTTTAAAAGTAAAAATAAAAATTTTGTTAAAGAATATGACACAATTTATGATTTGTTAAATAATCCACCAATGAATCAAACAAGATTAGATCTTGCAAGTGGCAAATGGCCAAAGGATGACAACTGTTTATCATGTATTAGCAATGAAAAGATTAGCGGAAAATCAGCAAGGACACGAGCAATTGAAGGACTTTCTGAAACTACTACCAATTGGTTAAAAAACAATATGAATCCAGACGGAAGTATAAAAAATATTATAAATTTAGAGTTAAGATTTAGAAGCAGTTGCAATTTAGCATGTAGACATTGTAGTTCTGAATACAGCACTCAATGGAGTAATATTATTGATAAATTAGGCGAAAATCCTTATTATAGTCATGATGACTCGAATGATATATCACTTTCAAAAAAAATATCAATTAGTGATTGGATAGAATTTATAAAAGAACAGATTGATGCAGATATTTTTAAGCAAGATTCTGATCTTTTATTTTATTTAGAATTTACTGGCGGAGAACCTTTCTTTCAAAAAGAGCTTTATCAATTTCTTGAGCAAATAGATCAATACCCTGAGTATAAAAAAAGAATTGAGTTTTCGGTAACAACAAATGGTATAATAACAAATCGTTTTAAAAATTATGATTTAAAAAAACTATTATCAGGGTTTGGAAAGTTGTGGTTATGTTTGAGTTTAGATGCTAGTGAAAACTTTTATGAATATTTTCGACAGAATGGTAACTGGGAACAAGCAACTACTGGAGTAATTGCTCTTTCTCATGCTATACCAGATACTCGGATAAGTTTTAGTGTTTCACCAACGGTGTTTCAGTGTTTACGTGCAGACGACATATATAAAGATTTTGCTAAAATACTAAAAAGACCGTTAAAGAAAAGAGATATTATTATTAGTGATATATACACACCATATTATTTAAGACTAGATAATGCACACCCAGAACTTAAAAAAGTTCTAATAAAACGGTTAGAAAAATCAAAAATCAAACATAATGATCCAGCTTTTGATAATTTAGTAGATCTATCAATAAAACAATTATCTCAACCCGGAGATATAAATGAATGGATCGCTTTTTGTGATATGACCAGTCGTTTAGATAAAATACACAATAAAAATGTATTTGATTATTTTCCAGAGCTAAGAGAATACTGGATATCATAAATAGTATTATGAAACTTGTAGAATTATTATCAGAGAAAAAATCTCCAAAACCTACCAATCCTTCGAAGTGGAGTTATTATAAATCTCAAGCCAAAAAAAAGTTTGATGTATATCCTTCGGCTTATGCCAATGCATGGGCGGCCAAGCAGTATAAAAAAGCCGGCGGCGGATGGCGTATGAGCAAAGAAGCTGTTGAAGGTTTACAATGGCACTTTGACAATGAAGTGCCACTAAGAGAAACAGTATATAGATCAGGTTCAACTGCATTTTTTGAAATGTTCAATCTAGCCAGAGACATGTACAATGCTGGTGAACTAGATGTTGATTGGCAAGATGCAGAACTGCTAGAAACTGATTTGGGTGCAATAGTAAAAACTGCTGAAGGTGAATTGCCTTTGGATTTGCCTTTTGTTGTTGAAGAAAAAGAAACATGGTACAAAGATGGTGTAGAAATGTGTTCAAAAGAATGTTGCGGTGCACCAGTCAAAGACTGTGAATGTGGTCCTGATTGCAAACACTGTGATTGCTACAACAAAAACAAACAGGTCAAAGAAGCAGAGTATCAAGGCAAAAAAGTAGAATTAAACAAGCCAAAACGTGGTGGTAGTAAAAAGTTTTATGTGTATGTAAAAAATCCCAAAACAGGCAAAATCAAAAAAGTCAGTTGGGGAGATACTACAGGATTAAAAACCAAAACTGGTAACAAAGGTGCAGTAGCAAGTTTTGTTGCTAGACACAAGTGCAAACAAAAAAATGACAAAACCAAAGCAGGTTACTGGGCTTGTCGTACACCAAGATATAAAAGTCTAGGCGTCAAAGGTGGCCAGTGGTGGTAAAACCTTACACAGATAAAAAATTAGCCAAAGGTATTATTAGACGTGTGTTTTCAGAATCAGTTGAATCACAAGAACTAGTATGGCACAGAGACAGAGAACACAGACAAGTTTTAGTAGTAGAAGGTAAAAATTGGTTGATACAGTTTGACAATCAACTGCCAACTTCACTGAAAGAAGGTGATACAGTTGAAATACCAGCCAACACTTATCACAGAATAATTAAAGGAACATCGCCTTTGATAGTTGAGATAAAGGAAGGAACCAATAATGAATAATAAACAACTCACTGAACAAGCTGACAAAACGATTAAACTTGATATGGATCAAGTGATTCAAGCACTAGCAAACTATCTAGCTGATGAAAATCTGATTGATGATTTTGAAACTGAAGGTTCTATGACTTATAAAATGAACAACGATGCTAGTATCACAGTAGAATTACATTTTAGCAAACCCACAATGCAATAATAAATACTTGTATGCGTTTATACGAGTTGACAGAAGAATACAAAGGTGGCCTAAGAAAATGGTTTGACCAAAAATGGGTCAACATAGGCAAAAAGAAAAAAGACGGCTCACATCCTGAGTGCGGAACATCTGGAGATAAACAAGGCTATGCCAAATGTGTACCAGCAAGTAGGGCGGCATCAATGTCAAGCAAACAGAAGAAGTCAGCAGTATCACGTAAGCGATCAGCACAAAACAAAGCCGGCAGAGGCGGAAAAAAACAATCAGGTCAAGGCAACAAGCCAATTAGAGTTTCAACTAAAGCAGGAAAGTAATGGCAGACGTAAGACAACACTGGGAAGATCTTTGTTGGTCAAACACTGAAGTTGATGATCTTTGGCTGTTTGACAAACTGCTACTTTCAAAAAAATTAGGATATCGTTGTGGTCCGGTAGGCACTGTTGTACCAGAGCCAGGAAAATACATAGTAAGACCTTGTGTAAATCCTATGGGATTAGGTCTGGGTGCTGAAAAATTAAACATCATTAGATCCACAGATCATCTGTCACCAGGACATTTTTGGTGTGAAATATTTGAAGGTGATCATCACAGCGTTGACTATGAGTATGGAAAACCTATTCTCACTGTGCAAGGCATTAGAGATGACAAAGATTTAACCAAATGGAAAAAATGGATAAAAATTGAAGACCATATATCATTTCCAGAAATATTACAACCTTACAAAGACAAATACAGATATTTCAACTGTGAATTTATTGGCGATAAACTGATTGAAGTACATATGAGAACTAATCCGGACTTTGTTTATGGCAACACAGAATATATTCCTGTGTTTAAAGGAGACTCTACAACAGCACCAAAAGGATATCGTTACATTGAAGATCCTGAACTGCACGGGCGTATAGGTGCTTTTATAGATAAATAACAGTATGCGTTATCAAGAACTGATAAAAGAATCAATGAGTTTTATGGCAGGCGCCAAAGATCCAGAAAAAGGTTATTGGAGAGCAATGATTGACTCTGGTGATAGATATCATCCGGATGTGTACAAAGCAGATTGGCCCTATGGTGCAGATCCCAAGCCAAATCCGGATTACAAACCTGAGCTAGATCTTACTCTTTCCAATGCAAATATGAGAGAAGTTTTTGATGAACTAGGGTATGGCACAGATCTAGAAGACATGCCTAATATACCCATTGATGAATTTATAGCAAAAACCACACAGTGGTTGCAAAAAGCAATTGGCAAACCATCACCGGAGCAAGAACCAGAAGTTGATGCTACACCGGGCGGTGCAACAATGATCAGAGGTGGCAAGCCAGAAGGTTATTTTAATTCTGTAATCAAACAGATGAATCACATTGCTAGGGTGGGCAAACAAGCCGGCGCTACTCATATTTGGGCAAGTTAGGTAAATACAGTTATGAAGTTAACACAGTTATTTGAAAGCAAAAAAGAAGCTAAACAGCGTAATCCTGTGGCACAGGAGCTACGAGCAAATCCACAGTTCAAGTCAAAAACCGAAATTGACAAGAAAAAAGAAGTCAAAAAAGGCTATCAAAAGCACAAAAACAAAGTAGATGAAAGCACAGATGTTGACACTGCTTATGTAAAAAAAGTTATTGCACAGCACTCAGATGAATATAAGAAGTTTTTAGACACAGGAGACTTAATGGATGCTCCTAGTGTGTATGAAAAATTATTTGCATATTTTCATTTTGAAACAGGTGAAATGCCGTACGGTACAGCCAAGGCTAGAGATGGAGATCCATATGTGTGGATTGCAGACAAGTTAGCAGATCTAGGATTAGCAGAACAAGTTGATTATAAAACAGTTGATCGGTTTCATAAAAAATTAGATAAACTTGTACATAAAACTTTTGGACATTCATCTGATGAAAAGAAAGAAAATATAGAAGTTGAAGAAAATAACATGAGCACAGGCACTGTGGGATATGGCAAAAAAGGCAAGACCCGAAGAGCCACAGGTATTGATGATAACCCTTACAATCATAACGAAGGTGAAGATCACCCAGCATTGGTGAATGCCGCACTGTGGAACATGAAAGATATATATCAAACCATAATGGCCGGTGAAGAAGTTTCAGAGGACGACATGTTTTCATATGGTGATGTTCTTCAATATTTGGATATGTCCGGTATTCCAGGTTACGATTTTTATGAGGACTTTATTGACACTGTGTCCACAGCAGTCAGCCAAGCACAACCAGGTGGGTTTGCAGGACAAGGTGATGCTGTGCTAGTGGATAAAAAGTTTGCATCAAAGATCAAAACACTGTATCAACAATTTAAAGCCGCAACAGCAAACATCAAAGGCATCAAAGAAGAACTGGGTGCAGACAAAGAACAACAAATCAAAGCCTGGGCCAACAAGTATAAAAAATACGAAGGCGACAATGGTGACCCACTACCAGCAGGTTTTTTAGAGTATCATTTGAATACTGGAGTGCCAACTGACTCAATCGAAGCAGGTGAAGTAAAAAAATATGTTGACAAATATGGAGACGATGCGTTAGGTGATTTAAGTATGGAACAGGTACATGATAATCCAAATGACTTCCCTATCACAAATGCTTTCCTTAAAGACCTTGAAAAAATCTTTGGCTACATTCCACACGGGGACGAAGTGGAAGAAATTGCTGACGTGTTAAGATACTATGATGGATCCAAAGGCATCAAAGAAGAACAAGAAGATGTTAACGAAGCAGACTTAAATGCCTGGTATGCTGAACAGTATGCCAAAGAACTTGCTGAAAAAGAAGGCAAAACGTGGTCAAGAATGTCTTATGGTGACAAAGAAGACTACAGAAAAATTGCTAACAAAAAATATGGTGTAGTAAAATCCGAAGATGTCAATGAAGATCTAGATGATGAAGCAAGAAACTTTATTGACTATATTCAAGACCAAGGTTACAAAATTCTAAGCCAAGGTGCAGGTCCAAGAGGAATTTCAATTGAGTATCAAGACAGAGAAGGTGGAGTACATCGAGTAGATTTCAAAGATGGCAAAACATTCAAAGAACAAGATGATGTGCCAACACAAAAAGGTAGAGATGCCAAACATGATGTGTTAACACCAAGAGCTAAGAATAAAGTTTTACAACAAATCAAACACGATGCCAACAAAGATCGTAGATCTGCCAGCAAAGACATTGAAAGAATGGCCAAGTTGGCAGGAATCAGTACAGCATCAACTGATGAATCAGTAGATCAAGAAGCTGGCATTGGACACAAAGGCATCAATTTAAAATTCAAAATAAAAGATTTAATTCAACTGTCAAAAAAATACAAAGTTCAATCAATTGATCCAAAACAGTTTCAAAAGCAGATTGATTCAAGACAAGAAGATCAGTCTAAATCAAGCGCCAGAGTTGCTCAAGCAGATTTAAGTTATCCTATTATTGTGGTAGACTTTGGTAACAACGATCTAATGATTGCTGACGGCACACACCGAGCACAAAAGGCAATTCAATTGAATCAAAAAATCAATGCAATAATAATTCCAATTGCAGATATGGGTCAATTTAGAGTTGATCAGTTAGAAGCCACACAAGATTTAACCAGACAACTTAATCCGTTGAGAGGTGTTGTAGGTACAAACACATCGGCACAGATGACAGCAAAAGGTTTAGACGCTTTGTCAAAAGGTCAAAGACCCACACCACAACAGGTAAAAGCAGTAGAACCATATGTGAGTTCAATGGCAAAAGCCATGCAGGATCCAAAAACATCTGCACAGATGAGAAACATTATCAAGAAAGTGAATTGATAATGGATCTTGAGAGATTGAAAATTCTCGCTGGGATCACAGATACGCCAACCACATTTAAAAGTGTTGAAAGAGAACTAGCAGAACGCAGACGTGAAGCTATGAAAAATGTCATGCGTGAAGACAAACCTGAAAAAGTTGAATTAGAACCTTTACCATACAAATTAGATGCACTGGCTCCTGCACTGTCAAAAGAAAATGTTGACTACCATTATAATGTACTGAGTGCAGGTTATGTCAACAGATACAACAATCAAGAAGGTGATCCTGCTTTTAACTATGGTGGTGCCAAGTTGCACAATTTGTTTTGGCAACAACTGAAACCTGCCGCGGAAAAATCCACACTGGATGGACCAATTGAACAGACTGTGATAGCAAACTTTGGCAACACAGAAGGTTTAACAGAAGCATTGATAGAACAAGCCAAAACCATACAAGGTTCAGGATGGGTGTATATGACTGCTACAGGCACAATCAAAACCACACCAAATCAAACCTGGCAGTCAGATGTTGTGATGCCTATTGACATGTGGGAACACAGTTTTATGGATTATGTACCAGACAAAGACGCAAAAGCTAAGTATATAAAAAGCATTGTTGACCTAATCAATTGGGACGCAATCAACAGAAGGATAGAAGTATAATGTTAATAGCAGAAATTTACAATGTTCAGATAAAAGAATCCGCTACTGCGGGTGCTACTAGCTCAGCAGTGATGGCATCAATTGCCATGCCCATGTTCACAGGTAGAAAAGGCACAGCACATCATGTTGCGGCCAGACGTGCTATAGATCCAATGGGCAAGATATTCAAAGGCAAAAAGCTTCGAGCAAAACCTTACAAAATGGGTCACAGTGCTGACACATTGGCATATAGAAACAAAGTAAAAGACATTTATCCAACTAAATAACTGTATGTTAATCAAAGAAGTCACAGAACGTAAGCTCACCAAAGCAGAATACAAAAAACGTGAACAGTTAAAAAAGAAGTACGATGACTCAGATATGAAAAAGAATTTTGTCAAACAGTACGGAGCAGAGAGAGGTGAGCAGGCTTACTTTGCAACCATAACAAAACAAGCCAAGGAGAAAGCATAATGGATGATCTAGAAAGAATGAAACAGTTAGCTGGAATGCCCGATCATCATGAACACGATCATCCAAAAGATGATGCCGGTGAGCATGATCATGAAGCATCTATGGCCAGAGGACAACTGTATCATATTGCCAAAGATGCAATCAACCTAATCAAAATGATTGACAAAGGTGACAATCTTGAAGGTTGGGTAGCATCAAAAATTACCAAAGCCAAAGAAAACATTTCTGTAGTTGCTGACTACATGGAATCAGAGCGTACAGTTAACGCAGAACAACAAGAAAAATAGTTGACAACTCTAGTTGTTTAGTTTACTATTATAAAAATGCCGGCGTAGCTCAGTTGGTAGAGCAGGCGATTTGTAATCGTCAGGTCGGGAGTTCGAATCTCTCTGCCGGCACCACTATTCCTTGGTAGCTCAGCGGTAGAGCAATCGACTGTTAATCGATCGGTCGCAAGTTCGAATCTTGCCCAAGGAGCCACTTTAAGGTTGACAATACCTAAAATACTAGTTAAAATTTAAAAATGACAATTAAAATTACAGTTATAGACAGAGATAATCAATCTCATGAGATAGAAGCAGAAGCTAATTTAACATTAGCCAGTGCTATAAAACAAAATGTATCACCGGATTCATTTATGATCTGTGGTGGTTGTTGTGCATGTGCCACATGCCATGTGGAAGTTGATCCTGAATGGATTGACAAATTACCAACCATGGAAGATGATGAAGATGCAGTTCTAGACAGTGCTGACAGAACAGAGCACAGTAGACTTAGTTGTCAAGTACAACTCACAGAACAGCACAACGGTCTCAAAGTCAAAATAGCGTAAATACAAGTGTTATGTCAAGTATTAACACATTTACAGCATTTGCACCTCAACGAAGTGGAACTAATTTTCTACAGCAATTAATTACACAAAATTTTGAAAAAATCAGATGTTTTAATACTGATAAACAATATCTATGGAAGCATGAACCAAATTCTCATTTAATTTTACAAAAATATCGTGGTACAAATATTCAAAATCATTTACATTTGGTTGTAACCAAAAATCCTTATAAATGGATTGAAAGCATTATTAGAAAACCAGTTGATATCAAAGTTAGAAGACCGGAAGTTTTAAATGTTAATGTGGATTCAAAATATATTATTGATTTAGATACAACTCATCAAAAAAACAGAACTTGGAAAATTTCTGCAATAAATCTTGTTGAACTTGTAAAACTATATAATGAGTTCTATAACAACTGGTTAGATTTAAAAACACAACTAAAGTATTGGGGCATATGTAAATATGAAAATCTGCTAATAGAACAAGATTGTTATCACTTTTTATATATGTTACAGAACACATATAAATTGTCTAAAACTTACCCAAATTGGATTATACCATCAAATGTCAGCATGACAGGACACTGGGACTCCAACACAAAAACAGCCAAAACACAAGACTATTTAGATTTTAATCGCTGTAAAACTCTAACACAACAACAGATAGACATTGTTGATCAAATCATAGACAAAGCCTTGTTGGAAAGATTAGGATATCCTTTGCAAAAACCATCAAGTTTAAATGCTTGACAAAAACACAATTCTGTGTTAAAGTACAACAATGTCTGAATTTACACAAGGAATATATCACCTTTTACAAAAGTTAATTGGTGGTAGTTCTGTTACCCTAGCAGTAGTTTATACTCTAGGACACATTGTTATTGCAATGATATGCAATAATTTGATCACTGGTGCAGATTTTAGTTTAGCGGCAATTGATGCCATAGTTGAACCAGTTATAAATGGAGTATGGTTTTATGTGCTTCATCGAACATGGAAACATTTCTACAAAAAATCTTAAAACTAGTAAATACACACTGTTGGGGGATTAGCTCAGCTGGGAGAGCGCCTGATTTGCATTCAGGAGGTCAGCGGTTCGATCCCGCTATCCTCCACCAATATTTTTATGAAAAAACTTGTTTTATTATTTCTAATACTATTTGTCACAGGATGTGTGACTAAAAACCAGTGTGATTTTGATCCTGGTGTAGACATCAAACAAAAAGAAAAAACTCAACAACAACCTCAAAATCAAAGCACAGTAGAACAGATCACAGACAGCATAGAAGTCTCTCCTAAAGCTTCTGTGTCTTGTGCTTTTTAAAACATAGTATATAAAAAACGCAACTTTTACTTTAAATACAGTTATATTAACAAACCTATGAGCAGAGCAAAGAATACAAATGACAAACAAAATTAAACATAATTTATACAAGCACATGACTTGTTTTTTATTGTCTATATCTCTGACTGGGTCTGTAACAGCCAGTGAACTCACACAAGAATTTTCAAACCCTAGTTTTTCAGGTAACGGCTATTCAAATCATGTGTTGGCTCTAGAGCAATTGCAATACACAAGAAAAAAAGAAATAGAAGATGACATAGCACGAGCATTAAAAGATGCGGCTCGAGATGAAGAAAACGAAGTTATCAATAAATTTATTGCCAATGTGGAATCTAGAATCTACGCCAATCTATCCAAACAGTTAGTGGACAACATGTTTGCATCAGGCGGACAAACCACAGGCACTGCTGAAATTGAAGGTGCCACAATCTACTGGGAAAAAGATGTAGACCTAGGTGAAATATCAATTAGAATCACAGAAGCAGATGGAACAATTACTACTCTAACAGTACCAGTTGGAGATTTTGGATTTTAAGAATGAGACATTTGTTCTTACTCATGATGCTGGCACTTTTGGCCGGTTGTGCTTCACATGCCGGACTGTCGGGATACACAGAGCCAGCAATTTCACCAGCGCCATTACAACAAGAATTTGAAAAATTTCCATCTTTGGATGGACCAAAGATTACAATAGCAGTTTACAGTTTTCAAGATAAAACTGGCCAACGTAAACCAAACACAAATTTCAGTCAGCTCAGCTCAGCAGTCACACAAGGTGCTGAAGTTTGGGTAATTCAGGCTTTACAAGAAATTGGAAACAACACATGGTTCCAAGTTGTAGAACGTATAGGTTTAGACAATCTTGTAAAGGAACGACAACTAATTAGATCAACTAGAGAGCAGTATGAACAAGAAAAAGACAAAAAGTTAAAACCTTTATTGTTTGCTGGTTTAATCTTAGAGGGTGCTGTAGTAGGCTATGATTCAAACGTAGTCACTGGAGGATCCGGTGCACGATATTTAGGTATTGGCGCCAAAACACAGTATCGTGTTGACACAGTAACAGTGTCTATGCGTATTGTTTCAGTAAGCACAGGAGAAGTTCTTCTTTCTGTTGCCACACAAAAAGACATTGCCAGTCATTCATCAGGTGCTGATGTTTTTAAATTTCTAGATTTAGGAACCAAAGTAATTGAGATTGAATCTGGTATAGCAATCAATGAACCAGTCAACTATGCAGTAAGAGCCGCAATTGAACAGGCAGTTTGCGAATTAGTTGAACAAGGAGAGAAAAAAGGCTTATGGAAATATCAAACTCAACCAAGTTTGGTAGAGTACCCAAGTCGTTAAGAGAGGAAAATTATGAAAAAATGGATAATGATATTACTGTTATCTTTTGTTAGCACATTATCGTTAGCCAATGACATTTATGTTGATCAGATAGGCGATGATTTGGATTTAGATATCACACAAGATGGTCAAGATAACGAATTTGGTGATTCAACAACTGATGCCACACTGCAAGGTGACAGTATGACGTTTGCAATTACACAAACTGGTAGTTACAACACAATTGATGCAACAATCAAAGGTGACACATATACAGGTACTTGGACATTTACCGGTGGATCAAACACAGTAGACTTGTTATGTTCTAGCACATCAGCAGGAAACTGTGACACTGTGACACTGAATATTACTAATACTGGTGACAGCAACGACTATACAATACGTATAGGTGAAACTGCTGACTCAGACAGCTCAACAGTGGCTTTCACAGTCACAGGTGACAACAGTATTATAAATTCAACAGTTAACGGTCAAAGTGCCGCACTAACAGTTGACATCAACAATAGTTCTTCATTGGCCACAACCAGTGCTAATTCAGATGAAGGTGTTGCACTAACAACTTCACAAACTGGCAACGGTGATTCAGCAGGAAACACTATCACATTAGATGTAGATGGTGGAGGTGGAACAATTGATATCACTCAAAGTGGTATCTACGACAACACAGTTGACTTAACAGTTAATGGCGACAGTTTTGATGTAGACATAACACAAAGTGACTAACAGTGAGATCTTTGTTAACAATAGTTCTGATTCTAGTATCTTGGTCAGCATATGCCAGTATTGGTGCTGTGAGCGAGCTAGAAGGCAAAGGCAAGATCAAACGCACAGATGGTGCTAAAATTGATCTTGAGCAGAGTCTTGATGTGTTTTCCTATGATGAAGTAATGACAGGTCAAGGCAGAACAGCCATTGACTTTATTGACAACACCAGAGTAGAAGTCACAGAACATTCAAAACTGATCATAGACGAGTTTGTGTATGATCCAGCCAACAATCAAGGTGGACTAACACTCACAGCCGCATTGGGCACAGTGAGATACGCATCAGGTCAAATTGCCAAAGACTACAAAGACAATGTTAAAATCAAAACACCCACAGCAACAATTGGTGTGAGAGGCACAGACTTTGCTATGATTGTGGACGAGTTAGGCGGATCAACAATTATTTTATTGCCCAGTTGTAATTCAAATGGCAACTGTGTGGTAGGTGAAATCACAGTAGATTCAGACATGGGACAGGTCATACTAAATCAAGCATTTCAAGCCACCAGAGTTGAAGTAGCAGAACGCAGACCCACACCTGCAATAACATTAGAAATAGATGAATCACTGTTGAGTAATCTGTTGATTGTGTCTCCACCAAGAGAAATAGACGAACAAGAAGATGAACAATCTGTTCGATCTGTAGCAGACATATTAGGATTAGACTTTTTAGAAATTGATGTGCTAGACCAAGACCTACTGGCACAAGATGATCAGCAGTGGCAAACAGAACTAGACATTGATTTTTTAGCAGGTGACTTTTTGGGAGATGTACTAGCACAATTAAACAAAATATTAGCGGCAGAATTTTTGAGTGAACTAACTGATGTGTTTGTAAAAAAAGAACAAAAAGTAGGACAACTACCAGGCAATATCATATTGCTAGATCAAGGATCAAATTGGTTTTTTAGACGTGAAGGATCGTCTAGTGTGGTACAGTTAAGACTGAATAAAAATTACAGTTACACACTTGATCTACAACAAGATGATTTTACTACAAGAGATTTTATTATAGGAGAAGGTGGTGGTAATGATATCAACATCATACAAAAGTAATGTTTGAAAGATTTATAACAAGATTGGCTTTTATACTGTTTGGCATTGTTGTTTTTATGGCAATTAGCAACACTGCCCGAGCCAATGATCTACTCATATTTTACTCTAATAACGAAAGTTCTCAGTACAGCAACCTCAAGAGTCATTACGAAGGTTTAGGTTTTACTGTAACAGGTAGCACAAGTGGCACAGTTAGTTCATCATTGTTATCAGGTAAAGAAATGGTAATTGATATTGTTGGTAACTCAAACTGTGGTAGCACCTGTAGAACAAACTATGACTCATTTGTGAGTGGCGGCGGCATATTAATTATTGCCGCAGAAAATGGAGCAACCAACAGAATCGGTAACATTGAATCATTGATTGAAAACAAGATGCAGGTAGGATCATATACTGCTACGGTTAATGCCAATGATCTCTATCAAAGCATCAGATACGGTGATTATGCTTCAGGCACATCAAGTGAAAACTATTTGGTTGGTGTAGACGGATATATGTATTCTATAACTGGCGGTGAAATCGTGGCAACAAACACTGCTAACAATACTAGCCTTTCAATGTGGCACAAATGGGATTATGGTTCAAATGGCGGTGCAGTTTATGTGACATTTGGTTACGGACAGTTTTTAGGAACTCTAGGCGGCTCTACTGCCAATAATAATATGGATGCGTTGTTGACAAGCATAGCGGAAGAAGAAGGATTGTATTCTTCAACTCCTACATATACATCAAGCATAAGTTCAGCACAACAAACCACGGTCAACAACACAAGAAACATCACATCAAATGGTAATGCAATTTATATAGATCAAGCAGGTGACAATTTGGATTTGGACATTGTGCAGTATGACAATGACAATCTTGTGGCAGGTACCGCATCCACAAGTTCTACTATTGCTGATGCTGTGATATCAGGTGATGACAACACTGTGTCAATCACACAAGGTAACAATGCTGGTTCAACTAGTGACAACAATGTGGTGTTAATGGGTGTGAATGGTAATAATAATAATTTAACTGTGAGACAAGGTGACAATGTAGACGATGCTGGTGATTCTAGATTGATACTTGATGTCACAGGTAATTACAACACAGTAGGTGTTCTACAGGAAAACGATGGTATGGGTGTTGGTGATGAAGGTCATTTTATGAGTGTTGATGTTGATGGCAACAGCAATATCATGTATATGGATCAAAAAGATGATGGCGACAAGATCATGTTTGTGGACATAAATGGTTCTTCAAATGACATTGATCTTGTACAGCAAGGCACTGGTGAACATTTTTTAGATGTCACAGCAGGCAGTAATCAAATCATAGATGTAAACCAAGACGGTTCTGGCAACATGTCAGCAACCATTGACATGAGTGGTTATTCATCAACACTGGATCTAGATCAAACAGGTTCCAGTAATCAAACATATTCATTAACACAAAGTTGTGTGAATTCGTCAGGTTGTGGCACAACCACAGTAACACAAAATTAAAACATCATATAAATACTAGTATGGAACATCTAAAACAAAACATTGGATGGTATTTGCTGGGCATACTTGCTGTAGGAATATGGGCCGCATGGGGCACAGGAGAAGGCTGGATATTTTGGCTGATGATTCCTGTGGTATGGTGGAAGACGCCTCCGTTTTCAGGCAGTGACAGAGTATTTGGCTGGGCGGCATCAAAAGATCCATTAGGCACAAAACGTGCAACTAAAAAATTCTTAACAGGTAAAAAATGGTATTGGTGGGTTGGTTATACACTTTTAGTTTGGTTAATTGTAAGTGTGTTAGTCAGTTTAATTTCAGGTGAAACAACACTAGTACTAATAGGCTAGTATGAAATATTTAACACACTGGACTGTAGCATTTTTAACACTTGCAGTTTTAATGCTATGGGGATTTTCAGATCCTTTTGTAAAGCAGACTGCTAGATTAAAAACATTTGATCTAATTCAAAAATATGACACACCAACAGTTAGTAATGATGTTGTGATAGTTGAGCTGGATGAAAAGTCAATTGAACAATACGGACAATGGCCATGGAAACGAACAATCCTAGCAGACATTATATGGCAATTGCGTGAAGCAGGTGCAGGACTTATTATTTTACCTATACTTTTTTCAGAACAAGACAGACTGGGTGGTGATATGGATCTTGCAGAAGCACTAGTTGACAATGGTGTTGTGATAGCACAGGTAGGTACAACACAAACAAATAAAAATGCAGTGCCACGTGGTGTTGCCAAAATAGGAGATCCGCTGTCTTGGTTGTTTGAATGGCCAGGCATGTTGGGACCTATAGAATTGTTTGGATTAAATGCAGATGGTGTAGGAGTGATCAATACAGCACCAGAGATAGATGGTGTGGTAAGACGTGTGCCTTTGATTGTTACAGTTGATGGTGAAACATATCCTGCCATAGCCATTGAAACAATACGTGTGGCCACAGGTGCTCCAAGTTATCAAGTCAAAGCAGGATCAGGTGGTGTACAAGCAGTTCGTGTTCCTGGATATCCTGTGATCAACACAGATGCTAACGGACAGATATGGTTGCGTTGGAACAAACAGTTTGAAACAATAAGTGTTACAGACAGTTTTGAATCTGTGCAAGGCAAAACAGTGATACTTGGTATCACAGCAGAAGGAATAGGATCTATCATAGCAACACCCAACGGTGAAGCATACAGTCACACTCCAATAGCAGTGAGTTTGCAAACAATTATAAATGGTGACTCTATTGTGCGAACAGACTATGCAACATTTGTTGAATATGTCACAGCAGGTATATTAGCAGTATTATTAATTGTAATGGCGGCGTTTGCACCATATTGGCTGATAGGTGCGACTGTGATTTTATTATGGGCAAGTTCAAGTTATGCTTCATACTTTGTGTTCACAAGACATTTACAGTTATGGGATGTGAGTTGGATACTATTGGTAACCACAATAGTTTCGTTTCATGCAGTGTTTAATAGATTTGTAAAAGAGTTTCA